AGGATGCAAGCAAACCAGTAGTAAATAAAAATCAACCAACCAAACAAGGAGGACAGCATGTCTAATGATTTTGATTTCAACATCGACCTCAATGCCATTGAGGAACCGGATAATGACTTTTCTCCCATTGAAGAAGGCACCTATGAATTGGCGGCTGAAGAGTGGGAACAGAAAGTATCCAAAAACAACAACACTTATCTTAAGGTAAAATACCGGGTGTTGGGTCCCAACTACGCCAATCGCGTACTGTGGGAAAACTTCACCATTACCGGTGCCAATCCAGCCGTCGCCATCAGGCGTCTCAAGGAATGGATTGTCGCCGTAGGCCAAGAGCCTGGAGTTCTCAGCGCCGAGCGTATGCCAGGGCTGATGAACCAGTCGTTCTTTGCCAAGGTGGGGATTGAAGAATCCAAGGACTACGCTCCACAAAACAAGATCGTGTCTTTTCTGCAGCCTAAAAACACCGTTACGGTGACGCCACAGAAAACCCAACCCCAGGCAACACCAACCCAATCCGTGCCCACTGCCACGGGCGCGTCAATTTTAACTGATTGGGACTGATTGATCGCCTCCGATCACGAGTTTAAGGCTTCTCGTTTATCAAAAAGCCGGACTGCATTATAATTCATAGAATCAGGAGCGATCATGAGCAAAAAGAAAGACGCCGTTGTTGAAGGCATTGAAACCGCAGAGGTCATCGTCAGTGATTTATATGACATGATCGAGGAATGGAAAAAGCGCGGCATCTCCGAGGACAACATCACCAAAGTCCTAATATTTCTGTTGCCAGAGGTGGTTCTCAACACTGCTCCCAACCAAAAAACCGCCTATCGTTTGCTGGATCTGGCTTTCTCCCGGATCGGCTCGATGTTAAATGGCGAAGACCCGGACGAAAGCGAGAGCATCCACTGATGCAATTACGTTATTACCAGGAAGAATCACTGGCGGCACTGTTGGCTTACTTCAAGACCAAGCCCATAGACAGCAATCCCTTACTGGTATTGCCAACCGCTGCCGGCAAAACCATTGTATTTTCCCACCTTATTAAAGAGCTGAACGGGAACGACCGGAGGTTCATGATCTTGGCACACCGCCAAGAGCTGGTTTCACAAGCCAAAGACAAGCTGCTCAACGTCTGGCCAGAGGCGCCCGTCGGTATTCTCGCAGCCTCGCTCAAGAGTTATGACACTGAGGCGCCAGTATTGATAGCATCCAGGGACACTCTGGCGTCATCTAAGCGTTTGGATGCAGTTCCGGGAGTAGACTACATCATTGTAGATGAAGCGCACCATATCGCGCCTATAAAGACCACACGCTACCGAAAAGTGCTGGATGCAATGCGCGAGAAAAAGCCGTGCCGGATCGTTGGCGTCACCGCTACGCCCTACCGCATGGGTCAAGGTTATATTTATGGCGACAAGCTGGATCATTTTTTCAAGGACATCGCCTACCAGATTTCAATACCGCAACTGGTGCAGGACGGCTATCTATCTCGGTTGTCGGCATTCGCGGTAAAGAGCCAAGCGGTAATCGACACCAAGGACGTGCGTCTCAAGTTCAAAGGCGGCGATTACCGTGAGGGCGATCTGGAAAAAGTTGTCCTAAGCGAACCCCTGATCATGGAAATTTTCAATGACTGGATGGACAAGGCCTACTTAAAGGGTAGGTCGGCTACGGTATTCTTCTGCGTGTCGGTGCTCCATGCCGAGAAAATGTGTTTGTTTCTGCAACAGCAGGGCATCAAGGCTGAAGTAGTTACCGGCGACACCCCAACCAAAGATCGTGAGCGCATATTAAAAGAATTTGATAGTGGCGTTATCCATGCCCTGTGCAATGTGGGAGTATTGACGGAGGGCTGGGATGCGCCACGCACTGATTGCCTGGCACTGTTGCGACCCACGCAAAGTCTGGGGCTCTATGTCCAGATGTGTGGACGTGGCATGCGCCCCTATCCTGACAAGGAAAACTGCCTGATGCTGGACTATGGAGAGAACATGGTCCGTCATGGCTGTCTTGATGAAGCAGTGCCACAGGACGAGCGCGTGGATGCGAAGATCAAGGTCTGTGAGCTCTGCTTTGGCGTCAGCCCCACGTCATTCAAGGAGTGCCGTGAGTGCGGTGAGCCTTTCCCGGAACCACAATCGTTTTATTTTCAGCCGGGAAAAAACGCGCCCAGCCTGGCAAAACAGGGGACTGCCAGTGCTGGGTTCGTGCTTTCTGATGAGAAACAGGGCCAGAACAAAGAAAAAATATCCAATGTGCGCCGTATTTCAGCTCACCCCACCACCTCCAAGAACGGCAACTTCTATTGCAAGGTGATCTTTGAGTGTGAAAACCTGTTTGAAAGCTATCAGTTGCCACTGATGTTTGAGCATCCGAAAGTGAATCGGTTCGCTAAAAGCCGATGGAAACAAATTACCCTCGACCTGTTTGCACCAAGCACCGTCAAGCAAGCAGTCGAGTTGATCAACACCCATGGTGCCTTTGACCATATTGATGGCATCATGACCCAAAAAGAAGGCAAGTATGACAACATCAAGGTGATGTATTCAGGAGAAAGGAGGATTAAGTTATGAACGAAGAAAAAATAATAAAGTTTTTAAAAAACAACCACGACGTGTGGAAAAGAGTTGCGACTATGTATTATGTTTTACAAAGAAAAAAGCTAAAAAAATTAGAGAAAGAACTAGGAGAAGAAAACTTTTTGTCTTGGTATTCATCAAGACTACTAGCCGAAACTTGGAGAATCAACAATCAAAAATCGGAGGATTAAGTTATGACTTTAGTAGATGAGTTTGATGAATTAGAAGTGTATGGACAACGAAGGCGCCAACATCTTGGCATGAGTGTAATCGGCGGTGATCCGCGCAAGCTGTGGCTTGAGTTCCGTTGGTCGTTTCCGCTGTTTGAGAACGGTCGCATCCTACGCCTGTTCGATCTGGGCAACCGCATTGAAGATCAGGTAGTGGATCGCATGAAGAAAATGGAAGGCCTCAAGGTTTCTGCCAAGGACAAGGACGGCAATCAATACCGCTGTTCTTTTCTCGGTGGCCATTTGGGTGGCTCCGTGGATGGCGTAGTCAAGGACGTTGACCCTGAGAACCCGGAGGAGGTCATGATCCTGGAGGTGAAGTCAGCGAACAACAACCGCTTCAGGGATCTACAACAGGGGGAAAGCTATGAGGAGTGGTCCAAGGATTACTCGGCACAGATCCAGTGTTACATGGCCGCCTTTGATCTAAAGCGTGCCCTGATCATTGTCTACAACAAGAACGACTCCGACCTTTATATCGAGATTGTGGAGGCGCGAGATGGCATCCTGGATGAAATGACAGAGAAAGCGAAACTCATTATCCAGGCTGATTCGCCCCCGCCATCGCCCTATTCCTCAACCGATTACCGCATCCGCAAGTTCATGACTCCGAAACAGCAGGCCATTTACGGACTGGAACAACTGCCGGATGACATCAACTGCCGCAACTGTGCTCACAGCGAGCCTGTGTTTGACGGTGATGGTGGTTGGCGTTGCAATAACTTCAACAAGCCTCTCGATGAAACAACACAGCGTCAGGGGTGTGAGCAACACATCTGGCTATCCTCATTGGTGAGCCTACCAATAGACGGCATTGGCGGTGGTGTTACCACCTATGCCAAAGGCAAAGTCCTACTTACCAATGCACCCAAAGACCAAGCCGGCAAAGATGTCTACACCAGTAAAGAGATGCGTGAGCTGTCCAAGGTCAACTACGATCCGGAGGTCATCAAGAAACTGATGCGGTTCCGGGAAGAGTTCGGAATCAACACACGCCTGGAAGAATTGACCAGAGATGAATGACGATCCAGTCAACCACCCCGCACACTATACCCAGGGACGCATAGAAGCGCTCGATGCCATTGGTGCTGCGCTCGATCCGAAAGAGTTTGTCGGCTATCTAAGAGGCCAAGTCATCAAGTATATGTGGCGGGCACCACACAAAGGAAAGGCCAGCGAGGACTACCGCAAAGCCAGGTTCTATCTGGACATGCTGATTTCCAGGGAAGAGGCGATTGATCTCACCAAAAAAATATAGTCCGAAATTCTAGTTTGTTGTTGCGCGACAACTCCGAAAGCCTTTAGCCAAAGGCTTTTTCTTTAGACTCATTCTAAAAAAATACCCCAAATCGATCCAAACAAGGATCGTTTTTCTCAATTTTGTAAATTCTTAAGTTCCGTTTTCTCTTTGTAAATCAAGGACTTAGAGTGCTCATGGTATAATATAAGGGTGCCTTAAAAAGCACACTGCGTTCTTTAACAACCAGACGCCACCGAGCGAAACATTAATTTTAACTTAACTATTAAGGTGAAACTTATGAAATATTGGGATAATGATAACTCAGAACCGAGAAGTTCTTTTTACTCGAAAAAACTAAAACGCTATCCAGCGTTTAGTGAATTGAGTGATGAAGAGATACAGTTAGCGATAGCAAATAATACAGCAACTCTTGTTTGTATTGGACACGAAAAAAGAGAAGGCTGTTATCGAAGAATTGAACTGTACTCGGAAGAGTTAAACAAAAGAGGGGTCAAAGTTGACCCAACAATAGAGGGAAGATTCAACGGAATCGGAACTTAAACAAGAAACCCACACCAAGAAATTGGTGTGGGTTTTTGTTGTTATTTGTCTTATATTTTTATATAATTTAACAACTTTTAACATACCACAGGAATAAACATGGACACCACTAAATGGAAAAGCGTAGCTATTCGCACGGACATCGTGAAATTAGCAGAAAGAATTGCCAAGAAAACTGAACGACCCAAGAGTTATGTATTTGCCTTTGCGATCAAAGAGCTTTGGAAACAGATCAAAGACAAATGAAGCACGACATCCTAATCCAGTCTCCCTATGAATACATGGACATGTCCCGGGAAACCTCGGAGACGGGACGGGTTTATCTAAATGGAAAAGAAAGGCTTCATTCCGTTACTACCGTTCTTTCTAAAACCAGACCTGAAAACGACTCCCTGCAAAAGTGGCGGGAAAGGGTAGGTGAGGAAGAAGCGGAACGTATTCGCAAGGAAGCCGCCGATCGGGGCACCGAAATGCACGGCATACTGGAACGGCAACTATTGGAAGGCAGCATCTGGGACTACTATCCCGATACGCCGGAGAAGAAAAGAGCCTATAAAATGGCTTGCGTGATCATGGACCAAGGGTTCCCGTCCATTGATCAAGTTTATGGCTGTGAGGTTTCCCTTTATTACCCCGGGAAATACGCCGGAACCGCTGATGTTATCGGTAAACATTTA